ATGTTGAAAAAAGAATTATGTTAAATATTAATTTAGTAAAATAAAATGGCTAGAAAAAAGATAACACCTAAAGAGTTTAGCGAAGTTGCTACTGGAGTTAGACTTTCATCACATGAGAAAATCTGTGCTTTACGACATAAACATATTTTAGATAGTATACAAGAATTAAATAAAGAAGTTAAAAGTTTAAGACAAGACGTACTAAAAGGTAAAGGTGTTGTCTCGGCATTAGTTTTTGTTGGTAGTTGTGTAGTAGCTATAATAGGATTCTTTAAATTCAATGGCTAAAGCCAAAGGGCTTTTAAACAAAGAAGCACACGAGACAAGATCAAGATTTAAAAAAACTTCAATATCGAAAAACCCTAGTAGAATTAAATGGTCTTCTATGAATAAACATAAAAGGAGATCACATAAAAAATGATAAAGGTAGCTTTATTTATAATTGTATGCTCAGGATTAGCTAACGAATGTATGCCTCCTTACGAAGCAGCTATACTACAAGATCATAATGATTGTATGAAAAGAGGTTACTCTGAAAGCTCAAGAGTAATAAACGAAATAGGTCAAGAAGAAACAAACAAAAACTTAATTTATATAAAATTTATTTGTAAACCAACAACAATAACGGAGAGTTAAAATGGCAAGACGTGGACTTTATGCTAACATTAACGCCCGTAAACGTGCTGGGACTTCAAGACCTAAGTCTAAAAGTACGATTACAAAAAAGGCGTACGCAAGAATGAAAGCAGGTTTTCCTAAAAAGAAAACTTATGCCTAGTAGAAACTACAAGACTGAATACAGAAAGTATCAATCTTCTACAAAATCTAAATTAGATAGAGCTTCAAGAAATAAAGCTAGAAGAAGATTAATGGCTTTAGGTGCAGTTTCTAAAGGAGACGGTAAAGACATAGATCATAGGGATAAAAACCCAAGAAATAACAGTAGGTCAAACTTAAGAATAACATCTAAAAAATTAAACAGAGGTAAATATCGTGTGGCTTAGTGCAATAAAATTAGCAATGAATGCGGGTACGCATATCTACAAGAAAAAACAAGAGACTAAAATGATGATGGCAAATGCTCAAGCACATCATGCAGAAAAAATGGCTAAAGGCGAAATTGAATACTCGGGCAAACTTTTAGAAGCTCGTCAATCAGATTATAAGGACGAGGTAATTTTAGTAATTCTTACGTTGCCAATTTTGGTGCTGGCATATGGAGTCTTTAGTGACGATGCAAATGCTTCTGCAAAAATTCAAGAGTTCTTTGAACAGTTCCAACAGCTCCCGAGCTGGTTTACAAATTTATGGATTCTTGTCGTGGCGAGTGTTTATGGAATTAAGGGAACGCAAATATTTAAAGGAGGAAAGAAATAATGAAACAAATGATTAAATATAATTTAAAACATTTATGGAATGAACACAAAGTTTTTGTGATTATCGTAAGTGTAGCTTTACTGGTTGCAATAGTAGTGTGATTGATAAACTTTGTTATTGGTTTTTTGGCTGGTGGGATAAGCAGTGTCAAGCTACAGATGAGTTAACTACTTTTAAATTTCCTAAACCTAAAAAAATAAAAAAACCTTTAAACAAAAATGAATGTCCAACTTGTCATAAAGACTTTGGTTGTCAGTGTGAAGACTAATGAATAACAAACCTTTAAACATATCAGAGTCCGCTGCTGTGCAGATGCCGATGAAGACCGTAGCTTCACTAATAATTTTAGTAGCTATGGGTGTGTTTGCATACACGGAACTAACTTCAAGGTTAGTATCGTTAGAGACATCAAGAGAATTATTTGAAAATGATTTACTTAAAAAATCAGAACAAGTGCCTGTGGATCAAGAGCAGCATTTTTTATTGGAAGATTTATATAAGTCTGTAGAAAAAATGGAAGAAACTCAAGAAATGAATATGACTAACAAAGTTAATATAGAATTTTTAAGAGATCAATTAGAAAAGGCATTAAAAGATATTGAAGATTTAAAAGACAAAGTAAGAGCAAACGGTAGTGGAGCACACTAATGTCAGAGTTAATTATAGCCCTACTTATGATTGTCAACGGAGAAATTAAGGAACACAGAATACAAGAGTCTATGTCCGACTGTTTAAAAGGAAAAAGAGTTGCAATGAGAACTAACAAAAACGATAATATAGTTTATCAGTGTATAAAATCTATGGCAGAATTAGAGTCGAACATAGATGGCTCAAAATCAATTAAAAAATTAATATTAGAATAATGACATTAAAAGCACATCAAAGTCCTACAGGTGGATTAAATGCTAGAGGTAGAGCTTACTTTAATCGTAAAGATGGTTCTAATTTAAAAGCTCCTACTAAAGATAAAAAATCTAAAAGACGTAAATCGTTCTGTGCTCGTATGAGTGGAGTTCGTGGTCGTATGACTGATGAGAAAGGAAGACCAACAAGAAAAGCATTAGCTTTAAGAAAATGGGATTGTTAAAATTATGAGTGAAAATAATACAGAAAAAAAACTAGGAAAATTGCATGAGCAATTAACTGAGAAATTACTTGAGAGAATAAGAGACCCTGAGGTAAAAGCCTCTGATCTCAATGTCGCTAGACAGTTCTTAAAAGATAATAACATAGATTGTGTCCCTCAGGATAACAATAATATGTCTAAACTAGCTGAGGAGCTTCCGTTTAAAATATCGGACGTTCTACAAGGTAAAGGAGACCTAAAGCAATAAAGACTCATCTACACGCCTCTAGTGGCGTTTAAAGGGTATCATATGAAAGAAGTAACCCAAGATTTCAGGAATTTCCTGTATCTAGCTTGGAAACATTTAAGTCTTCCAAGTCCAACTCCAGTGCAATTTGATATTGCAGACTATTTACAAAACGCACCAAGACGAGCAGTTATTCAAGCCTTTAGGGGTATAGGTAAATCTTGGATATGTAGTGCCTTTGTATGTTGGAACTTATTAAGAAATCCTAATTTAAAATTCTTAGTAGTATCTGCTAGTAAAACAAGAGCAGATGATTTCAGTACATTTACTAAAAGACTAATTACTGAAATGGACATACTAAAGCACTTAGCACCTAGAGCAGACCAAAGGGGAAGTAATGTATCCTTTGATGTAGCTCCTGCTAAAGCAGCTCATTCTCCATCAGTTAAATCTGTTGGTATCACAGGGCAGCTAACAGGAAGTAGAGCTGACTTTATAATATCTGATGACTGTGAAAGTTTAAACAATAGTTTAACTCAAAGTATGAGAGACAAACTAACTGATAATGTTAAAGAGTTTGAAGCTGTATTATCTCCTAAGGGAAAGATTATATTCTTAGGTACACCACAATCAGATATGTCGGTGTATAATGATTTACCAGCTAGAGGATACGAAACTAGAATATGGACGGCTCGTATGCCTGAGACTATAAAGCTAACTAGATACGAAAGTAAACTAGCTCCATTTATTATAGACCAAAAATTAAAAGAATTAGAACCAATAGACCCAAATAGATTTAACCAAGATGAGTTAAATGAAAGAGAAGCGTCTTATGGTCGTAGTGGATTTGCACTACAGTTTATGTTGGATACAACTTTATCCGACAAAGAAAGATACCCATTAAAATTAAATGATTTAATAGTCATGGATATTAATAATGACATAGCTCCAGTAAAAGTAGCTTGGGCAGGAAGTCCTGAGTATGTTTGCGAGGACTTACCAAGCGTAGGATTCACTGGGGACAAATACTACAAACCGATGTTTAAATCCGAAGACTTCAGTGATTTTAAAGGTTCAGTCATGGCGATTGATCCTGCTGGTCGAGGACAAGATGAATTGGGGATAGCCATAGTGAAACAACTAGGTGGTAATCTATACGTGCAGAGTTGCACGGGGTTAAGTGGTGGGTACACAGAAAGCAATCTAACTAAGATTGCAACAATGGCTCGTGATGCCAAAGTTAATATGATTATCGTTGAGAGTAACTTTGGGGACGGTATGTTCACACAGTTATTAAAACCAGTAGTCCAAAGGTATTATCCTTGTACTATTGATGAAGTTAATCATACCAAACAAAAGGAACTAAGGATTATAGATACCTTAGAACCTGTGATGAACCAACATAGGTTAATAGTGTCTCCTCAAATGATTAGAGAGGACTTTGATACTAAAGACCCTAATTATCAGTTGTTCTATCAAATGACTAGAATAACTAAAGATAGAGGTTCATTAAGAAATGATGACCGATTAGATGTATTGTCTATTGCAGTAGCCTATTGGGTTGAACAGATGGCAGTAGATTCAGATAATCAAATAAACTCCCATAGGGAAGAACTCTTGAAGAAAGACCTAGAGTCGTTCATAGAGGGTACTCTAGGACATGGTCAAAGAAAAGACACATGGATATAAGGAAAGACAATAGGGCTGATAATACTACTTTGTTAAAACTCCTATAGTATACTTATATAAGTATATCTATAAGTATTAGTATTAGTATATACTATTAGAGAATACATAAGGTATACCCGTTGGAGACTACATATAGTGTTGCAATCGAGACTACCGACACATATATTCAGGAATCAACGAATAAGTAAGGAATAGCCTTAGGGTTAAGCGACAGAAGTTTCTCGTTTACTTCATATAGTTGTATTTATGCAACAGCTTTTGTTTTGTCGTAAAAATTTGAAAGGGTATCTTGGTTGCATTAACTGTCAAAAAACCCCCTTACAACCTCTGCGTGTATTAAATAAACTAAGATTGAAAAACTGAGCAACGACCACAACTGCAACAAAGGATATACAGTCCTTTATATTATTAATCAGGGTATTGGTTTTTATTTTTTGGTGGTTTCTTTAAGTGGCAGGGTGTATCTGTTTTTTTTCTGAGATTAAACTAATCCTGAGGATATATCTAAGCGAGTAATTTAAAACTGAGAACTTTACGACCAGCAAAAAAGTATTTACTCGCTTAAACCTCAGGTAAAGTTTGGACAATTACCTGAGGTTTAAAACTCAGGAACTATTCCTGAGATGGTGGTGAACTATTAACATCTTTTAAATTATCTTTTTCTATTGGATAATTTACATCTTGATTTAATTCAGGAAAAGGAAACGACATCTGTTCCTGAGTTTCTTTTTTCTTTTTCTTTAATGGTCTAGACTTTTCAAAATAAGTAATTGACCATTTTTTTATCACGACCTTAGGGCTAGACTTACCCTCTAATCGCAATCTCTGTTGACCTGAGGGCTTATCTGATTTTGTTTTTTCCTCAGTTTTTACCTTTTCTACATTTTCAACCATTTTTACCTCCTATTGTTTTATTGGTTGTTTTCAC